GGAAATCAGCTGCGCCACCAGTCAAAAGACCAGCAGCAGCCGCAGCGTGGACGACATAGTTTTCGTAGAACTTCAGATCGGCTTGTGAAGCCGCGGTGATAACCAGTGCGAGTTGACCGGCATCCGCAGTCCGCAGATAGTTACGCTCCCATCGGCAACCGTCCGAAATGTTGGCCGCACCAAGAGTGTAGCAGTTGATGAAGTTGAGCGCCGCAGTAGCGAAGAACTCAATGTCAATGTACTGCGTATTCTGTGCCGCAGTAGCGTGCAGAACTGCGGTTACGACATCGGCAATGGTAGCCTCAAATCGGAGATTCCGTAGACTGCAATTCGCCGCCGTTACGTTAATCTTAGAGTTGGTCGCACTAAAACTTAACACCGGCTTTAACGAACCAAAGCCAATACCGATAATGGTTACTCCTGCAATGTCAAGCGCAATACTTCCGTTTGTAACAGTTTCGGTGTGGCCGGGCATAACGTAGATCACGTCGCCTTGGCTTGCAGTACACGCCCCAATAGCTGCGTCAATCGTGTTGTAGACGGCAGCAGCCGTTACAACGCCATCCCCCGAGTGATACGACGGGTGATCTTCCGCGAACTGCGAGTAGTTCGTAGCAGCGGCTTTGAGGACGAAGAATACTCGGCCTCCACTAGCGGGAAAGTTTGAGGCAACGCTGGACTGAAAGCGTGGGTCTTTTAGTTCCCGCTTTACAGCTTCGGCAATGCCTTCTTGAAAGTTACCCATAGATTTGTTGTGTCCCGGCTGTGAAGTGTTCGCCGCACTGCCGGGTAATTAGAGATTGAGCGATTTTCTTCCATAGGTGGGGGCGGTTGCCCGCCCCGCGCCGTTAGGAACAGTAGCGGTATTCGTATCCTTGGTTAGCCAATCGCCATCCAAGAAAGCTGTTCGCTGGTTACGTTCAGATCGGTTTGCAGTCCGACGGTGAAACCGGCGGCGTTCTGCGTAGTTCCGAGGGTGGTAATCAAGGACTGTGCGCCGTCAATCCCCCGCAGAACTGCGGAGGCGGCAGCCATTCCGTGATACCACTCGGTCGTAACATCCCCAGAAGCATTCAGGTTGACGACCTTGACGTACAGCGGCTTGAAGCCGGTCGTAATGTCGAAGGCGGCGGCAGTCCCGGTGTCAATGTACCGACCAACTGCGATCTGTACAACGCTCGCGGAGTTTTTGACTTGTGTGCTTGTGATAGCCATAGATTTGTTCTAGTTCCGCACTATTCGTTTTGGAACAGTTAATAAGTGACCTTTCATCTTTGCCCGTCATTATTCATTTCGGGGCAAATGCTAGCGCAGGATTACAGTAGCGCCCTCTCTTTAGCTGTATCGCCGTCAATGCGATTTACTTGCAAGGCGGCATTGGTCTGTTTCAGCGATTCACCCAGGACTTCCGCGATCTGCAAAGGGACTTCGACATAGGTATCTTTTGGAAGGTCCAACCGATAGCCATTGAGGTTCACACTTTGCTTGATGGATGATTTCTCACCCTGGGGGCGCGGAATGAGCATACGGACACGCGGTTGTGAGAGCAGAAATGCTTTCATCGTCGCGGCCTTGCTGCCCGGGGCCGGATCGGATTCAACTGAACCCGCTTCGGTTTGTTTGCGATATTGGTATGGACGGAGGTAGTCAACCGGCTCGCCAGGTTCCGGTTTGCCCTCTACGGGCAAGTCACCGACCTCTGCACCGGTATCAGTCAACCGAGGCTCTACTTCCTTCTCTTTCTTTTCTTCTTTCTCAGCCCGGGGCTTTCGCTCCTTAGGCTCTTTCGCTGGTTTCAATTTTGCTTCTTTAGCCATAATCTTTCAGGTTATTGCGACGTTTGGGGGTGGGCGGTAATCCCGCCCCCCCCACAGTTTCATTAAGCTGAGACAGCGTGTTCGATACGGACGCAGAAGTTCTCGTTCAAGCGGATAGTGATATGAGACGCTTTCCAACCCGACGTGGAACGCTGATCGAGGGGATCAGCCGTACCAGCACTCCCCAGAGGCTTCACAATGTTCTTCAAAGCCGCACTGGAAATACGGGAAATCCCGTAATATTCAGCAGCTAGGATCAGGGTAGCGTGGACATCAATCGAGCCAGCACCAGCCGAGGCGAAGATTTTGGCGTTCGTGGTCATCACGAAGCGCACATCATCCATCGCACCGACTTCGCCTTCCATCACACCAGATTGAGAGGCATATTCCTGCACCGGAATCCAGCCGTTCTCATTCTTGAGGTCATACAACGTGTTCTCTGTGATGATACCAACAAAGCACGCATTAAGCGGGCTGGTGTTGAAACCACTGGACGGGTTGACCATCCGGGTAATCTTCATAGCATCGTTATTTTGGAGGGTACGCACCGCTTGGCGTATTTCCTCGCGGTTGTTCTTCATTGAAGAAGTAACCGTGGCGCGAGAGCTAGCAGTCGAGGCGTACTGAACAGTCGTACCGGCAACCATCACGTCTCGGGTCAACTGGTCAATCGAGTTACCGGCTTGCTGACCAAGGAGGTCGGCAGTTTCGGTCAGGATCGGGTCAAGAGTCGTCATTTGCAGCCAGTCGGTCAACGTCACATAGTCACCATATTGCAAGACCGTACCGGTAACATCAGTCACTTCGAGCTGCACACCAGAGGGCGTAACGCCTTCTGACAAAGCAGTCGTATTTGCGGCCAGCAATGAATAGCGACGGAACTTAATGACGTTCGTGTTGTTCTTCGGGAGGTCTTTGACTTGCGCCCAGCGAGTATGCACCAAGAGTGGCCGGGCGGCCTTTAACATCGTCCGGTCGTAAAAGTTATTTACGCCGTGCGATACTTGGGTAACTGTCGTGTCTGCCATTTTTTTACTTAGGTAGATTCTACGGCTCTACCCACCGTTTGCCAGTGTTGCGACACACCGGCGTTAGTGAATGGGGGATTCTTACTCTGCGGGCTTGACGAACTCCCCGGATCGCGCCCTGTTTTGCAACTGCTCGAACTCTTCATCTGTCATCTCGTCTAGTTCCTCGGCAGATGGAATACCATTGGTACTCACGTCTTTCGCCTGTGGTGTTCGGCCACCGCCCTTACCTTGACCGGCTTCGTGATCGGCGGCTTTCTTTCGCCGCGCTCCGGTTCCTTCGGCATCATCGAACGCAAGGTGGTGATAAATCACCGCTGGCGGGACGCCTTTATAGCTTGGATGGTTCATGTACGCGCGAATCCGCTTCTCGTAATTCTTTGCTCCCGGCTCTTCTTCAAGAACACGGTTCAATTCGTCCTCATCGGCTTGCGAGACAAGCGTTTTCACGACTGGGCCTATTGCCCTAGCGACTTCCTTTTGGACAGCGCCACGCGCTTCGGGCGTCAACGATTCCTTGTCATCATCGTCTTCGTCCCCGACACCATCATTGGCATCTTCATCATCCGTATCCACGTCGTCCCCGGCCTTCGACTTGAGTTTGTCGATAGTCCGGTTCTTCCGGGCAATGATATGTTGAAGCGAGCTTTTCCGAACGGGGACTTGAATGTCGTCCTCGTCTTCGGCGTTATCCTTACCGGGGTCGGCTTCCCCGTCGTCATCAGTTTTGGATGTTATTTTCGATGGTTTCCCACCATCCTCGTCACCGGGCTTGATTGGATTGCCGTTATCATCCAATTCATCCTCGGCGTCGGGTTTTTGATCTGCCATAAGTGTTTCCTTTGCACGGCTCTCACGAAATGGCGAAAACGTGATTACCGGACTGGTTAAGAATCCTGTTGCGACAAGGATTCAGGTAGTCGAAATGGCGTAGAGATACCCCTGCGATAGCGCATAAAAGGGGTAAAGGATACGACACATTTCAACCGCCTCAATCCTTGTTCTTGCCTGGTTTGGAAAGTTCAGCCGCGAGTTCTTCTTCATTATAGAACGGGTCATCGTTCTTCGTTTCCTGGTTATTTGGCGGGTCTTTCAGATACTCGACCAACGCCATCGGAAGCTGTTTCAGGTGATTCAGGTACTTCTTCTTCGCCTTGAGCAGTTCAGATTCGAGTTTGTACTGTTCCGCTGGCAAGTCCCGCATCTCTTGGCTGTCTTCAACCTTTTGAAGATGGGCTATGCTCTCATCAATCGACTCTTGGATAGCTTGCCAAAAAGGGGTGGCTGTTCCCAGTCGCAGTAGCTCCATCGTATTCTCCGCATTGTCCTGATCTAAAAACATAATAGCACCCCTTACTGAGTAGGTGAAGTGGGAGCGGGCGTACCTTGGGCCGGATTCGGCTGCTGGCCCGGTGTGGCGAACTCTGGCTCTGGTGCTGGCTGGAATAGGTCTGTCCGGTCACGCTTCACCAGCATCAGCTTTCGATGCGCCCGAATATGGGCCAGGGAAGACGGATTCTGGTTCGCTTTGGCGTGAACCGAGATGTGGGTACGGTGGTCATCCTGGACGCTAATTTTGGGTAGCTTGTTGTTATTGAGTAGCTGGTTCTCTTCTTCGGCCTGTATTTCATCAATCGTGGGCGGGAACGCCACATCCAGTTCCTCTTTCGTCATACCCTGCAATCGGCCCATATACTTTTGGATATACCGCCGGTCATTCTCCGGGTCTTGCAGGGCTAGTTCCGCGAAGCCGGCAAATGACTGCTGCTGGCGCAAACGCTTGGCTTCGGAGATAACCCGGCTTTCAATCTTCACATCCGGGTCTACTTCGGCGATGATGTTCTCCCTCGTTAATGGCCGCCAGAGAGGGGCGAGTGCGCCTTGAATCCGAATAATCTTTTCATCAATCTTGTCTTTGAAATGAATCTTGTACATCCGATACCACTGTTGCCAGAACCGGCGCTCACTCCACCCATAGACCTTAGCGTTCATCGAGTAGCGGGTATCAACCTTTGACGACACTAGCTGTAATTCGCCAAGCGTCCGTTCCTGTTCGGGCGATACGCCTTGCTGGATTTCCGGGGTCGCGGTGGCTCGCTGTGCAGCGGCGTCGAGAACATCAAGAATACTGGTCGCTACAGCAAATGCCTGGGCTTTCTGGACTGGGTGCATCGCGTCGCCCACTGGCCCGTCAACCGGGATAAACTTATTAAAGCGTAGATTCAAGTCGTTCTTGTTCTTAATCTTCGTCTGATCGAAAAGATACTGCGGGGTAGCCTCAGCCTTGGCCTGTTTGACGCCAAGATTTATCAAGAGCGCCCGCATACGCTGTTTGTCTTCCGTCAGGTCAGGGATTGAAACGCCGTCCCAGTCTTTTGCGAGTGGGTACAGGGCGCGGTCAATAATCGGCCAGCGCCCATACTTATCAAGCGGAACCAGCCGAACCAGCGTCGAGCGCCGATTCCCGAGCGTAATAAGGAACTTCTTGCCCTTAATAGTCGTAAACCAGTTGAGTAGCTTAAACTCGTAATTGTTGAACTTACCCAAAGCCTCTTCGCGGGCGGGGAAGTTATCGCGCCCTTGGGCGGTATCCCGAGCCTCGCGCACTTGGTCAATCAGCCCTTTGATTTCCTTATCTTTTCGGAGTGAATCAATATTGAAAAAGCCGGGATGGTCTTTCATCTCCCAGTAGGTCATCCCCATCTCGAAGCCACCAAAGCGCATTGCGCCCTTGCCCCGGGCGTTGTTGCCATTGACGGACGTAGCCCGTGGGTCACGAATCCATGAGCCGGCGTCGATCACCTCTGGCATTGGACACATAAAGCCCGCCTCACGATTGAAGTCCGTCATCAGAAGCAAGCCGCGACCGAAGAACTCAGAATCCCAATTCCATTCGTAATCGACCTCGGCCTTGTACATAACATCGTAATCATTCTCGGCCAGGGCGTTCAGGTTCTCTTCGACATCCTCATCACCTTTACCACCCTTCCCTTCCCACCGGGACATCAACCGATCATCGTACAGCGCAGCGTGAACAGTATTGAAAACCGTAAACAAAAGCGGGTCGCCCACCGCATCGGCGTCCCGTCGTTGGTTGTTGTAGAGTTTAAGCCTCGTTAGCTGCTGTAACCGCTTGGCCTCGTTGAATGGATAGGCGAAATCGTATTCCTCATTTATTTGCTTGACGATTTTCTCCTGAACCCTGGCCTCAATAACACTTGGGACAATCTCCTCATCAACTACAATCTTACGCTCAATATCGGCATAGTCCTTTCTCAGTATATTGAAAGCAGAAGGTATCTTAGCCAAATTTCTTTCTTTGGTAGCTAGTGCGACCTAGCTAAACGTCTTCATTTAATCGTGTTTTGGATTATCTTGCAATAGCGATGACTTATTGTGGACTAGGCATAAGAAGATTGGCGCACCATCGGCATCGGCCCGGGCTTGCCACTGACATTCCCCATTGGTCTCAACTTTCTTCCTGGCTCGCTTCTCTGCCTTCCGGCGCTGTGACCCATCCACGTCATCTTTCAACTTCTCAATGGACGCCATCGCCCCGGAAATCATCACCAATTCGCCTTGCTGCCCTTGGTACTCGCTATATGGATGATCGAGCAGACCGAATCGCCAGAGCCACAACCGCCAAGAGTGCCAGACTGGCTTCATCGTAATCTCCTGGCGGTAGACTTCGTTATTCCACGCGAATAAATATTGGAACGTGAAATTGTATTGCAGGACGTAAACAAACGTACCACTGTACTCCATTTTCCTTAAGACACGGGTAATCATCGGCTAAATCAGGAATGAGAGAATAAATGAGGCTAGACCTAGCCAGCCCGGAGAAACGCTACCAGTCTTCACGCCAATCCCTTGAAGGATTGTGCCGACGAGAGCGATGATGAGCAATATGTTGTCCACTTGGTTCACCCCCTTCGTTTATGCAAGGTTGCCCTTGCTTAATGACTCGTCTTGATACTCCGCAAACTCTTTATCGGTCATGTCGTCAATAGACTTTGTTGGCAGATGTTTGTAGGCCACGATGTTGAAGCCACCAGTGACCATATGTTCATTCTCGTTCTTCGATGTCTGTTCAACCTCGATCACCAGCCGATACTTTGCGCCTACTTCCCAGTTCTTAATCTCGGGCATCTGCTCCGCGTCCACGCTAAATGACGGTGGATAGTGTCGATTGCCTATACTGGCCGGCATATCACCGTCGCTTGATACCTTGATCTTTTTTAATATCATTGGTTCTTGGTTATCCGAGTGATGAATCTAGCCAACCACTTTGGCAGTACCCACGTCACATCCGGCTCTTTCTCCTGGCCCGTCTGGATCAGGAATCGGATAAAGAACCCGTGCTTCTTAAACAAATCGCCTAGCTCTCGTGTTAGCTCCTCTGAAATATCCCCGGCTGTAACGTCCTGATCGGCTTTATAAATCTCTAACTCTGGAAAGAGTGATTTCATATTCCTTGGTTGAATTGTAAATGCTTCTCTGTTTGGTCAGGACACGCAGAACGACATCGCTGACAGAAATGCACTGGCTCCCATAAATGCTTTACTCGCTGACACGGGTACTCGCAGCCACGATGACTACAGACCGTCAGCCACATCAGCCAGTCCATCGCAAAGGTTACTTGCATAATAGCA